CCGTACTCCTTTTTTATTAAGTATGGGGGTATTATAACCTAAATGATTATTTCGGTCAAGTCATTTCATGTTAAATATACTTTTAACATATTTTTATAGTTTTATATAATAACGTCAGTGATGTTTGGTACTTCTATGATGATATATTTTGCATTATATGATATACCACTCTCGTTGAGTTTATCTATGATTCGGTCTTTTTTTGTGCAATATGTATTGGTATCACTGCCACGTACTTGAATGCATACTTGTCCGATATTTTTGATACTTTGCTTGACTTGATTCACATTGTCATATGAAAAGTTATCAAATACTCCCAACATTAACGCTGTTGGTTTATTCCATTGATATATTGACGGGTCATTAAACATTGCCGATGATTTTGATTTTATCTGCTAAGTACCAAATTCCACCTTGACTTTGTGGGCGTTTAAACTCTTCGTGTCCATCCATCTCAATCTCCATCCACACACGACCTTTGTTTGATAAATGTGGTGCTTCTGGTTTGCTAGTACAGTGCCAATATGGACGTAACTTAAATCCTTTGGTTGGGAAACTTTCTGCATCCAACCATTCGTTGAGTTCGAGTCTCTCTTTCTTATTAATGAATAGTGATGTTATCTCACCACTCTTTAGTACTCTGAATAATTTATATGCTTTCATTAGTTTCGAACATGCATTTTAAAATAATAATAGGGACAGTGATTATTAATAATCCAATGAACACCGACGCTCCAAACACAAGAACTATTAAAAATAGGACGGTTGTTATTAATTGGTATAGTTTGTTTTTCATTCGGGGGTATTTACCCCTAATGCTGATTCACCTTTAGAAAAGACCTAATATCCCACCATTTATAAATTCCAATTAAATCAATGATGAAATAAACAACATTCAGTACAAAGTAACCCCATTGCTCTTCGACCAAACACCACCACATCAAAAGAATTGATGCGATAGTGGCAAATATAAATCCATATTTACTATTCGGTGTATTCCATGATATTAATACACCACCAATTATTCCGAATACTGCTCCTGCGTATTGAAGAATATCATTCACCCCCATCCTCACAGCAGTCATTCATTTGCATTACCATATCTGTTATTGAACTATAACACCATACACAAAATGTAACGGGGCATATACCAAAGTGCCCTTGGATTCCACCCTCATCTTCATCGTATTCTGACCCACAGATACTGCATTCATCTTTGGGTGAAAACGCTTCTTCTAGTAGTTCCTTTGATTTTTCATTCATAAAATGTTTCTCCTGATACTGTGTTTATTATTTCTTTTTGTAGTACGTCACCTTTCTTGTAATTTTTGTTTTCACCCTTTGGATAAGGTTGTACTTCGTAATTCAAGTTCTTCAAATATTTTCGTTTACCCCTTCCAGTGAAGTATACGTACCGATGCTTACTGCTTCTAACAGTTCTTAGGTGCTTGTTTTTTCTATCATTTAATGGCATATGTCTACTATGTTTGCCGTCACTGACATACACGTCGGTTCTAGATGGTGTTATCCCTGTGTAAATCCAATTGGTCGCTTGGTATATATAACCATTGTGATTCATTGCAGTGTCTGCGTATGAAACTAGTATCAAGTCGTCTTTTTTTAATTTCTTTAATACTTGCCCTAGGAACCAACTAGTTGTATTCTTGGGTTGTGTACCCTTCACAAACAAACGATTTAATTCTAGTACCTTATCTGAATATTCTTCCCCACATATACCAAAGCACAACGTATTACTCGCGGGTTTACCGATTGAGCATACCCCAATCAACTCGAAATTATCGAAGAATAATGAATCTTCAAATAGCCCAAATACTCTAGATATTAAAGGCATTCTATGTGCGTAATGATGATTTAGAATTAATTCTTTGCTTAATTCATATGAAATTTCTCTAACAACCATTCATGTGCACTTTTAACAATGGATTTGGATTATCTTCATTCCGCATTTCATCTAATTTATCAGAGAATGCCGCCGATGCTATGAAATCAATATTTGGTTCTGTATTAATATGATTGGTTACCATGTTGATTAGTTGGGTCGGCAAGTTGATTGTTTTATATATTTCTAGAATCTCGTCTTTGTATTCTTTTGGTAAATTCCTAATATCCAATTCTTGGGGGATGATGCATAAGTTATAATTTATTTTATCAACATTGATGCCTTGGTTTACTAACCAATTGTGTAAGATATCCAATCTATCAACATTGTATATACTAATCAATGTTGATATACGTAACTCCCAATTGTACTTATTTGAATAATTTATGAATGACTTTATATTAGATTCAATGGTATCCCATTTACTACCATGCCTAAAGTAGTCATTGACGACTCCGTAACCATCAACACTAATGAATAATTGTAATTTCTTTACTCTCCCCCATACGCTGATAGTTTTTTTATCAGGCAACATCGTTCCATTTGTATAGTATTGTAAAATTTTATCATGTATGTTATTTGAGTTAGCAATGAAATCAATCAACTGTGAGTGTTGTTTCATTATAAGAGGTTCACCACCAAACATTGTAATGAAGTTTATATCAGTGAGGTCGATACCAAATTCATCCATGTTTATGTTATATAATGGATGTGGGTTTATTCCAAGAACCTGTTCGTCCCTTTTCCACTTTGAACTCAACATACTATAACATCCTCGGCATGCCAAATTACATATATTCGATGCGTGAATCCCTATCCATTCTATCTTTGGTGTTTTTAGAATTTTACTGAATTCTTTAATCCAATCAAAGTTGTAGTCAGTCCCGTCATGAATGGTGTCATCCTTCCATTCTTCTACAACATCATCTATTAATAGGCGCTTAAACCACCAATTTGATAATTTTCTTAAACTGACATCACTTATATTTTCTACATGATAACATTTTTCACAACCCCTTACGGTTTTACCATTAATCATTCTATTTCTAATAGCATTCATATCATCTGATTGGAATATCGTATCGAGTGGGATATCATGAATGTTGCCAAGAGGAATTGATTTTCGTGAACATAAATGGACATCACCATTTGGTTTAATATGCGAATGTATCCATGGTAGTATACAAAATGTACTACTCATAAGAACAACTCTTCAAATGATATTGGATTATTCAATACACTCTGAATTCCTGTATTGTATGGGTCTGGTCTGCATGCGGGGCATATAGATATATCGAACTTATTGAATATTTCGGAATGCGATTCTCCACACCATATCTTCTTCCAATCGTCCGTTATCCAATTACCAATTGTTAAATCTTTATTGCCTCTATGTTCTGGGCACAGATATATTAAGCCATCTGCACAGAATATTGGGAGTAAATACAACGCATAGCATTTTTTATAACAACGATTCGCCATTGAATCACGTTGTTTTGCTCGGTACGTAACATTGTAAACCTTGCCCATTTCATGTATATGGTTTATTAACATATCTTCTATGATGAATGCATTACCATCACCATTTTCCATAACAGCAGACCTTATGTAAAGCATTCTCGCATTTACATCTTGTGTATATTGAAATAACTTGGTTATATTTTCTTTATTTGCAGTTTCATCTAATATTAGTGCTTTGATATCTACTGTTCCGCCTGCGTTGACTATCAATTGTATGTTTTCTTTTATGATTTCAAATTGGTTCTTTGTTTTTGGCAATCTTACTGAATTAAAAATATCAATATCAGCGCTATCGATATCGACTCCAATCCATTGTATTTTTTTAATATATTCACTGCCGATTTTAAGCAATTTATCTAATTTAGTACCATTCGTTACTATAGATATCATAAACCCCTTATCAATACTGTATTTGATTATTTCTTCGTATTCTTTGAATAATGTTGGTTCTCCACCACCAACGAATATAAGAGACGTTAATCCACCTTTGGAATTCCTTAGATTCCAATCAGCCAAATCATCGATAAGTTTGATGAAGTGGTCATATTTTGCTCTTGATGGGTTGACTTTTCTATGTACTGCAGAACAACAATATATACAATCTTGATTGCATGAATTAGTTAAATCAATTTCCACTGTTGGTGGTATTATCCTAGGCGATTGATTATCATCCTTGAATTCGGTTGCATACAGTGTGTATAAACTCTTGTCTATCATTGATTGAATATTGGAAATTCGGTTATATCTGGGTAATCTTTACTACCAATTGATGAATTAATTTCTGAGTAATCATCCAATAACAGCAATCCCCTAGCACCATCTTCTGGTGTCATGTACATATGATATCCTATCATTTCAATCACATCATCTTTGAACATTTTTGTTCTATCTCTACCATCATATGATGCTTTTTTTAACCAATTCGATGCATCGGCATCATCAGTTAAAATCATCCCACCTTTTCCTATTTTTAATGGTTTTCTATGTTGGAATGATATGCATTGCAATGAGTTGGGTTGATACATATTCCGTTCCAATGTAACTGAGCAGTCCAAAATATCCAAATTAGATTCAGATGTCGGATTCAAACTATACCACTTGAGCCACTCGGTGTCGGTAAATGTAATCTTACAATCATCAGAGTGCATCTTCGCCATCATTGGTACTGATATGTATGTTTGTTTTGGTATAGATATTGCCGACACATTTAGGTATTTCATTGATAAAAATAATGCACTTGAGCAACTATCTACTGCAATTGCATGTTTTGCCCCAACATATTCAGCCATTCTGGATTCGAATATGTTAATTGCATCCCATGGGTCATTGATATCATACCCATTCTCTACTAGTTTGGATAATTCTGGTCTATTCATTAATTAATAGTTATATTGTTTATGTTTGGATATTTATGTGTGTATGAATGTGATATGTTATTAGTTATCATCTCATTCATACCATCGATGCACTCTTCTGGTCGTATCATATAGTGATATCCAATATTGAAATTTTGCTGACTCTCCCACGGTAGGCATGATAAATCTCTACCATCGTATGATGCCATTTTTAACCACTTGTATGTTCCTACATCATCCAATAATATCGCCCCACCTCTACCTATCTCTAGTGGTTTGGTTAATCCAAAACTCAGACATTGCATCTGACCATTTTTATACATACCATTGATTAATTTTCTGGCACTATCCCATATATTGGTAAATCCAAAATTATATTCTCCATTCCATTCAGTATCTATTGTGTTGTACGGGATATTCAATTTGTGAAATACCATAGGAACACTTAAGTAGGTTCTGTTTGGTATTGTTATTGACTTAATTTCATTAATACTTAACTTATATCTGAAACACAATTCGATTGCATGTGTACAACAATCTGTTAGAACGACATAAGGCGCACCTGTGTATTCGGATAACATTTTTTCGAAATCCAATATGGCATCGAATGGTTCTTTATAATCTGATAGTATTTTTAATTTCATTTTCCAATAGTTTCGCAATTTGTTTGTGACCGTCTATACTAAAATGTTGGTCGTCTTTTGAAATGTGCCATTCGTTCATGTTTGATATTTCGATTAGCCCCATGTTATTTGGAAAAATCCAATTAGCATCAGTTATCATTGATAACGTTTTCTTACTTTCGGAGTAGTTTTTATTAAGGAATGTCGTATCATGTGCAGTAAACATGTAATTTATATCGTTCTTTTCCAATAATAATTTTATTAATAGAATATTCTCCATATCTTCCAAGTGTCTATGTTGGTCGAAGTAGTAATTTTTAAAATAGTAATCATAATAAGGTCTTCCGTAGTTGTTATTTAATGATGGTATGGAAATCCATTTCTTTGGTGGACCTTTACTACGTACCCAAACTAAATCATCATCATTGGAATGACTCGGATACAATAGACTATCGGATTCAATGTCCATGGACTTCATCGTATCTTTATCCATACCAAACATTACTCTACTCCAATGACCCCATAAAACAATCACCATGTCATCTTTTTGTATATTATCTAAATTCTGTATAATCTGACGACCTATGAACGAATTACACACTGCAGGTTTAGCATAAACATTTAGTGAATAACCAAGTTCATTTGCAAGAAGATAAGGCCATGATAGTTTTGAATCTCCTATTCCACTTTCTTCAGTGAAGTTAAAGACGGTGCTTGAGCCAAAAACATGGAGAGTGGGTAATTTACTCATCTATTTTTTCAGTAACTACGACATCATCGTCATATGCACTCCAACTAGTGAATGACTTATATGACATCAAATCATGTAAATGATGCACCCATACGCCGTGGTTTGAATAATTGAATTCCACATCATCAATTTTTATAATTGCGTTGTATCCTAATTCATTTGCGTATGGTACTTTAACCGATAACATTGGTATGAATCTATTCCAAGAGCACATGTCTGTTTCATGTATGAAATTAACAAGTGATATATCTAAATCCAATGTACACCAAAATTCTAGTGTCAGAAAATGTTGAATAGTTGGTGTCCACTCTTCCATTTCTTCGTATGTACTAACTTTAAAACTATGATTGGCACCAAAGAAAATGTGTGTTATTTCATCTTCACCATCGTATTGTGTTAGTCGCCTGGCTATTTCTTCAATGTCTGGTTCACCAATGACGTATAATGTTTTGTGACCTTGTGTCATTGTATTATCACTATGAGTTCCAACATAAAATTTAATATTGTTACTCCATATCTGATTTTTAAAATCTCTTACCATGGTATTACTTGCGTGCTGGGATAATATAATTATATGTCGCCAACCCACTGTCAACTACGATTTCGGTCGCACCCTTGTCACTAATCTTCATAGTCTTATCACCATCTAAACTTAGGATGCTGATAATTGGTTTGATTGGCCAACTCCACGATTGACTTAATGAACCACCAACATTTGATTGAAAGGTAAATGAACCATTGTGATTACTTTGGTCACCCAATGATAAAATTAAATTTCCATCTACTGTACTGGTTTTAAATACAGTCTCACCATGATTAATCTGAGATTGCATTTTAAGACGTTGGATATTTAATTCAGTTGGATTGAATTCTACGTCCCATGTAGCACCCTTAAATGTTCCAACGTTAAGTTGTTCTTGTACCATTTCACTTGACATAAATCTATAATCATTTGAAAAATCATTATTTTTATTATCGAAATGTAACCCAACAGGAACATTCTTTTCCTCTTTTCTATCTTGGCGAGTAACTGTGATTACAGCATCATTCTTGTATTCCTGTGTGTTTAAAATAGTTTTTAAGTTATTTAAATTGGGCATACCAAAAACACCATTGAATTCCTCGATTGGTTTGGTGAACTCTGCATTCAATACTACGGTTTGGTCGTCGGCAATACCTGTGATTTTTGTTTTTGCATCATCCCCAATAATCTTAATAAGTCCAATAGAACCTAAGTCATGTGTGTGTTTAACTAAATCTATTAAATGGTCTTTCATTTTATTTCTCCTATTGTGATAAAAATTTAACATATATTATATTTTAAATATAATGTTATGTGTTGTTCAATTTTACCTAAATGTTTATTTTGGCGATACATTGTCCACCTTTTATAGATAATGTGTTGCCTGGCTTCTTAATTTCCAACCAACTAACATTGGATATTGGTTCATCGTATGATTCCATAATTGTGAATCCAATCATTTCTATCATTGGTGCTAGTCTATATTTTGGAGTATATGAATAGAGTGATTTTTCAAAATTCTGCACAGCCAATGTTAAATTACAATTATTATACGTAAAGATAATTGCGCCACCTGGTTTCAATATATCGTATAATTCTTCCATATATTTTTCAATCACATCCAATGGTTTGTAATTAAAAAAATTCAGGGCAACTATAAAATTTATCTGTTGATTGGGGAAATTTTTGAAAATTTTATCTCTAGATTCATCAATAACGTTATATCGTACTCTAGATTGGTATTGTTCATTCCACATAGATTTAGTTGGCGCTAATAGGTCTATGTGCTCATCTACTATGTAAAGAGGGTCAGATGAAGTCATTTCATCAACATACTTCCCATGTTCTGGACGAATAAACATACCCGCATGTTTCCAATCACTGTATGTTAGAATTCTACTGATGAGGTACTTTTGTATATCATCCTTGTATATTAGTGATTGGAATAAACTTCGTTCTAATATATATTTTGTGCTGTCTGTTTCGCATTCTTCATACATTTGATAACTTTTAGATAGATATGCAGATTCACGCTCTTTAATAACCTCATCTGCATTATCCTTTAGGTCGGATAAAATATTATTAAATTCGATGAGTTCGTGTAGTATTTTATCTCTTTGTTTCGATAACTTTAGTGTGTAATCATTACTAATATCAGATTTGCTAGATATGGCAATTGCTGATGACATAAACTCATCCATGTGCACTCTCGCATCATCGACAATTATATCTGATAATGTATTTTTATATTTTACGAAATAACTTAAAGGTTCATCCAAAATCAAAAAGGTCGTTAATTGTGCTATTAATATTGGTTCTATTTAGTAAGTCCCAATCCAACACTCCCAATAAGTTTTCAATTTTATTATCAATCATATTGGTTTCCATCAATGCATCATCAAATGGTAAATCTTTGTACCACTTGGGGATGTTGTGTTCGTCGATTGGTATACTGATACTTCTAAACCCATATGGATTATCTTTCAATTTGCATACAACGGTTTTCATGCCGTCGGATATTTCCATACTATGATTGTCATTATTAATAATACGGAGATTATTCCAATTAACTGCAGCCCTAACATGCCCTGGAATAGTTATAACTTTATTTCCCTTTCCCTTTTCCGCTACCTCAGTCAACATAACTTCGGAATAATTGGTTAACTTGTTGACACGTTTTGGTGTCCCCTTTTCCCAACTAGGTTTATTCTTAAATTCCATTTTAAACTTCATGATTTCATCAATTATATATTCTTTGTCTTTGTTTGAAAGTAGGTCATTTAGAATATTCTTCAAGAAATCTTGTATCACTGCAGGGGTATCACTACGCTTTAAGTCTAATCCCATTGCTTTTACTTTCCCAAGTCCACCATCACTATCATATCGGGTGCCTTCATTATCATACACCATGATGGCATAACGTTTCTTTTTAATAAACAGACCGCTTAAACCAGTAATCTCTCTACCGCACTTAATGATATCACCCTTATCTGTTGGTACATTATGCGCCTCTTTCATGTATAGTGGAAAACTGATATTTAACTTGTCGGCAATTTTCTCATATAATGCCGTCGCAATATCCTTATCCCATTTAGCACCGTTTGCTACCGCTTCTTCCATAACAGGCCAAGCACTGAAATAAGCAGAATCTGTGTCACCATATATAATGCATTCGCCTGTGTGGTCATACACACCCGTCAAGCACTCATTCACATAAGCGTCCATGTGCTTCGCAATTGCTCTGCCTGTTAGTGTTGTTGACTGACCAATGCGTTTATCAAAGAATCTACAGTACTTGTTAAGAATCGCACCGTACAACGAGTTAAGACCAATCTTTTTAACTAATTGTCGTTTATCCCAAAATGCTTTATCTTCGGGGGTGGTCGCATCACGCTTTTTGGCTTGCATTTCTTTGCGTTCTGCGTACCAACGTTTAAGTAATCCGGGAATGACTCCATCACGTTCCATTGAAAAAATGGTACCATTGGCACTTAATGTCCAATTGCTATCAAATATGATGGAATATAATTCTTCTGTGGGGTGGGTAGTTGATTCCCCATTGACCCAATCCACCGTAATGTTTGTATTTGGTGTTTTTTCCATCAATGCAGTGTATTCCATTGTCCCAAATAATCCTTCCCACGCACCCGCAAATGAACTTCCTTTGTATGTTTTTCCTGCATTGTTTACTTGGTCAATCATTTTACTGTTTATATAAGCATCAGTCGTGTCCAATCTAAATTGCCCAATGATAGTTTCCGGTGCCATATTTAACGCACGAATTACAGATGGGTACAAACTATTGATATCAACTGACCCAATCCATTTGTGTACCCCCTTTTTTGGATATGCTACATATGCTCCCGCTGCTTGTGTATTACTTTCTTCTTCCTTTTTTCTGTTTGGTACGACAAATCCACGTTCATGCGCTTCGTTGATGATTGCCTGTTCGGTTATACCAACCGACCCCATTGTTGATGGTATCGATACAGTATTTGAATGGGCGATTTCATTTGCTAAATCGATGAACTTTAACTTCTCATCCATTTTTGCCAATAGCATTGTGTCTTGTCTCGAGTAGTCAATAAACTTCTCAAAATCATCGTTGTATAATTGGTCTAATGTTCCCATGTACGCAATTTTCTTGTCTCCCAATTCATACTCAGAAATTGCATCCAATGAATACGAATGCATTTCTTGGTATGTGTATTTTCGGTACAATTGCATGTAGTCCAAGTGAATACGACCAACAAGGGCAAATGTTTCTTTTTCAGCACCGTAGCGCTCATATGTTTTAGTTTTTGGTATTCTATCCCATAGACAGAATCGTTTATTCTCTTCCATCGAGGAAATCCGTGCCACTCGATTTACCATGTACGGTATATCAAAACCCTCACTATTCCAACCACTCAAAATATCTGCATCTTCAATCAAGTCAAAGAATGCTGAGAACATTTCACTTTCATCATCGAAAAGTAATGTATTCTCAAATTTATTTGCGATTTCAAATGCATCATCTTCTGATAATCCATTGGGTGGGATAGCCAAACATATTAGTTTTTCAGCCCAATCCAAATACAGTGATATTGCGGTTACTTTATTGAACGGGTCTTCAGGCGGACTAAATCCTTTTTCTTTATGAAAATCGGTTTCAATATCGAAAAAAACGGTATTTAACTTAGGTGAGTTTTTATTTTTGTAATTTTCCTCTAAGCATTTATTGATTACATTTATGTCACTTTCATATAATTGAACATGTTTGTGCGCACCTTGTTCTTGTCTAAACCCACGTCTATTTCTAGCATGTGCTCTACTAACAGGTGTTCCATAAATGCTTTTAAATTTCCCCAATGGGTCATCATAATAAAACTCATACTTAGGTCTAAATTCAGAAAGTACCCTTTTGCCATCTATTCGTTCGGCAACACACACCATATCGGAAAGTGGGTCGTATATTGCGTCAACGTATGACATTAATCAGTACGCCCCACTGTTTCTAGGATTGTTTCTAGTACATCGTAGTCATCTGATGCTTGTTGGAAGTTTACTTTATATGCAACACGTACTGCTTTCTTCAGTACAGCAGGTTTAACCTCCATTTCTTCGGCAATTGCTTTGATTGTGTCTGCCAATCCTTCGTTAAGTACTTCTACTTCTGACATAACGCTAATGCCTTCCTTAAAAAGCATTTCTAATTTTTTCTTTTGGTCTGGGGTGAATGTTAATGACATGTATAACTCCTTTGGTGGTTTAAAACTACATATTATAAACACATAAACAAAAAAATAGATGCTATTAAACACCCATTTTAATATTTCGGTAAAAGTTATAATTAATTACATTTTAATCCATTTGTATGAACCTTGTCCTAAATATTCTCCTCTAGAGTAACCGCGTTTTTTCATTTGAGTTTTTATGTAGTTATCTTTGTCATCCTGTGATAATTTGTCCCACTCTTTGCCTTCTTTTTCTGCTTGTTTTCTAGCATCTTGTAATGCGTAGTAACTGTTTAAT